AGCTATCGCCCGACGAGTGGATCGAGACGGTGGCCAAGACGGCGCTTGGGGAAGCCGGGGCCAAATGGCTGCGCGAAAATCGCCAGTACGCCACCGACCCGAAGCTCAACCGCAAGCTGCTCCGTCTGGCGGATGATTTTGCCGACGATCATGGCCGTGAGGCGCTACGCTCACAGGCGTTCCTTGACGCCCTTGACGACAAGTTCCTTCCAGACCGGGATGATGGTGGGGATGATGCTGTGACGCCGCCGGAGCCTGCCGCACGATCTCCGGTGAGAGCGTCATCGGCGCCGGTCTCCCGTAATGGAAACCAGTTCTTCTCGTCGCGAAACCTCAACGCCAGCCAGGTTCGCCTGCCTCCTAAGCTGGCGTCGTTCCTGAAGGAAACGGGGCTCGATCCCGTCAAGTACGCCGCTCAGGCGGTGGCGGACATCAAGGCCGGCAAGTTGCCGAAGAACTACCTCGACCCGGACTATGATCACGGGTTTTGATCTCATCTGATCCACGATCCCCCGAAAAGGACTGAAACCGATGTCTGGCCCAAAAGCCCGCACGATTACCCGTGACGCAGACGCACCCCGCCTTCCCGATGGCGCCGAGCGCGACCCCAACAAGATTTACACGCGGTCAGGTCGCGAAATCTCGCCGCAGACCATGCTGACCGGCGACGAGGATCGCTTCGCCTTCGACCGCTCGATCATCCCGGCCGGCTGGGACTACCAGTGGAAGGTCAAGACCATCAAAAACTGGGAGTGGATTGACCATCAGGTGGAACTCGCCGCCAACGGCTGGGAGCCGGTGCCTGCCGAGCGCCACGAAGGCATTTTCATGCCGCGGGGTTACACAGGCAACATCGAGCGCGGCGGACAGATACTCATGGAGCGGCCGATGCAGCTCACGGAGATTTCACGCCAGCGCGAGCGCCGGGCGGCCAACGAGCCGGTGCAGTCGTCGCGGTCGATGGCCGGCCTCGCCGGGCGGCAGATGCCGGGATCGGCCAGCGGCATCCTTGACTTCGAGCATCCGTCGGCGCGTGGTGCTACCGGCGTCGGCATCACCCGTGAGGCGCATCGCAACGACGCGACATATAAGTACACCATCGACGAATAAGGCGAGACGACCGCATGGATATGGCCAGCGAAGACTTCATTCGGATGCAGAAGTGGTTCCGCGAGCATCCGGAACTCCTGTGGGCAACATACCGCGCATCCGAAACGGAACTCATCCGACAACTGGCGGTCCGCATGGCCGAGCCGTTCGAGGCGGCCAATCATGGGGTTGAGTATGGAGCGTTGGCCGATCATTTGACGGACAGCGTGATCATGAAGGTTTATCGCAGAGACGACGTTCATGATCGTGATTTCTCCCTAGCGATGATCATTCCGCGCAAGGCTATCCGGGAAGGCAACGTTGAAGGGTTCATACGCGACGGATGGGAAGCGTTGTCGCTCGCGGTTAGCGATGAGAAATGCGAGCCATGCGACGCCGGAGAGACTGTGCGCCTCAGTCAAATCCGCGATCTTCTGCGCCCCGGCTTGCGCGGGGGTTGTTGCTAACGGTGCCGGATGTGTTGGATGACCATTTCGATGGGTACACGATATGGCCAGATGGATCGATCTTCTCCCATCGGATGTGGCGCAAAATCAAGCTGCATGGGAGCGCCGGCACGCGATGTTGAGGGCACACGACGCTGGCGCAACTCAACATGAGATTGCCGAGAATGTCGGGCTATCCAGCACCCGCATCAACCAACTGATCAATCAGGCTAGGCGAGAGCTTAGCAAGCGGCATCTCTGTCCGGCCACCGCGTATCTGTCGAGGCCGGCGCTTCTTCCACAACCATGGCGGATGAAGCGTCCTGATAGGGTCAGGCGGTTCCGCGCCAGCGCACGTGTTGCGCTAGATCGGCTTCAATCCGTGCGGGCATGAATTTTCCTCACGATCCCTCTTGCGCGTTGTTCATAAATCGGCCATAAGAACGCCACATCGAGTTCTGCATACGAGCCTCAGGCCGAGGCTCACATGTACCCCGCACCGCCGACGGCGGTTGAGTAACGGTCCAGCTCCCGCTGGGTGCCGAAGACGGGTCAGCATAACCGCGCACTGCCTAGCAGTGCATTGTTCAGCGGCGCTGGCCCGGACCCTTGCGGCAGTCAATCTGCCCGCATGCATCTGGCTGCGCCTCAATGCAGGGCACGCCAGCACCCATGGCAAACACCAACGCGCCTTTCGGGCTCCGCTTCATCGGGCTCCAAGGTGGCGGCGTCGCGAACGCCTCCAACCAAGAGCGCCGTAATGGCATTCTCTCGACCAACACCACGGCCATCTATACCGGCGATCTGATCAAGATGCAGTCGACTGGCTATCTCGCCCAGTGGACCGCTACGACGGCCGTGTCGCAGTGCTGGGGGGTGTTTGCCGGATGCCGCTATTCGTCTAGCAGTCAGCAGACCATCGTTCCTCAGAAATACTGGCCTGGAACTGACGCCGCATCAGGCACGGTGCTTGCGCAATATATTCCGGCCGCTCTATCGTCGCCGCCTCTATTCGTGATCCAGACGGATTCGACTGGAATCGATAACTCGGCCATCGGCGCTAATGCCGATATCGTCGTTGGTACGGGGGCGACGACATCCGGGTTCTCCGGTTCCTATCTGGATGTTTCGACGCTTGCCACGACGGCAACGCTGCCGTTGCGCATCATAGACCTCTGGGCCAACTGGGTTATGTCCAGCGCCTCGGGCGGCAGCGAAGGTGCCGGATCCGGGTCGGCTCTGGTGCCCGGCACGCAATCCGGCGCCTATAACTGGGCCGTCGTTGTCATCAACACCACCGGCTCCACGGGCATCTGATCCTGACGGTCTCCCTCCAATAGAGGACGGCCGTTAGGGCCGGTCGAAACCACACCATGGCAATCAATACCTCTCAAATCCGTGACCTCCTGCGTCCTGGCCTGCGCGAGGTCGAGGGTGACTACCCGAACATCCCGACACAGTACAAGCGGGTGTTCAAATCGACACCCTCGACGATGCAGATCGAGCGCACCGCCCATGTGGCCTACATGGGGCTGGCGCAGATGAAGCAGGAGGGTGGTGCCACCGGCTTCGATAACGCCGCCGGCCAGCGATGGGTCTACAACGCGGAGACCTACGAGGTTGGCCTCGCCTATGCCATCACCCGCAAGGCGATCCGCGACAACCTCTACAAGACGGAGTTCAAGCCGACGGCGCTGGGTCTTGCCAAGGCGTTCAAGGAGTTCTGGGAGATCCAGGCCTTCAACCTCCTGAACAACGGCACCACCTATGACGCCTCGATCGTGGGTGACGGCAAGGCGTTGTTTGCCACCGACCATCCGGTCGATGGCGCCACCGCGGCAAACCGCTTCAGCACCGATCTGGACCTCAATGAGGCCAGCCTGATGCAGGCCATCAAAAACATCCGCACCAACTGGGTGGATGAGCGCAACCTCAAAATCAGCGGTCGCCCCCGTCGGGATGGCCTGCTGGTTCCGGTGGCCCTCATGGATGTGGCCGAGCGCATCACCAAGACCGAGCTCCGCCCCGGTACTGCCGACAACGACATCAACGCGGATCGCACGGTCGAGGGCGGCATCACCGACTACATGGTCTGTGATTACCTCACATCCAACTACGTATGGTTCGTTCTCAGCCAGAACGAAGGCCTCAAGTTCTTCGAGCGCGACGGCTACGAGACCGACATGTGGGTGGACAACCTTACCGACAACCTGCTCGTCAAGGCCTATCAGCGGGCAAGTCCGTCGTATACGGACTGGCGCGCTGCCTACGGCTCGTTCCCGACATCGTGACACCAGTTGGGCGCGGCATCGTGAATTTGGTCGCGCCCAACTTCTGCCAAATCACATCACATCTCACGAGGTCGGTCCAATGTCGATCACTGCCCTTACTGGGCCTGTCGTGGCCAAAAGCGCTAATCCGCTTGGCTCGTCCGGAACTCTGTCCGCCAACCAAAACCCCGATGCCGGGCCATCGCTGTGGCTCTATGCGGATGGCGTTCTTGATCCGAGATATCCGTTCACCTATGGCGGCGGCGCAGGCGAGGCGAAATGCTACGGTTTCGCCAATTCGTCCGGTGTCCAGGTCATTAATCAGGTGCCATCGACGATATCGGCGGTCAATATCGCCGCGTCGCAATCGCCGGGTGCGGGCGCCATTACTCTGGTGTCGTCATCTGGCGCGGGTATCACGGTCAGCACGTCGATCACGCGGCCGGATACCGGCGCCACCGTCAGCAGCCTGTTGGCCATCGACACGGCCATGTCCACTGTGACATTCGGACAGTCGGCGAACGTCAACATCTGGGATCCCACCAAGGCCATATCCCGGAATGTCCGTATCACGTCTG